ATGAGAAAGACCGTAAAAAAAGTATTCACCAAAATGAAAACCGTATGCACCGCCATTGGTGCGGGCATTTCCAAAGTGTCCAACAAAACCAAAACCGCATGTGCCGCTATCGGTGCGGGCATTACCGGAACCGTTTTGACTGCCAAACCGGCTAAAGCCGCCCTGGATCTGTCCACGGTCACTGTTGATACTTCGGATTATGTTGCAATTGCAACTTTCCTGATTGGTGCTCTGGTAGCTTTCTGGGGCATCAAAAAAGGCCTGGGACTCCTGGGCCGTTAGTCTGAGACCGGTTTCATGATTCCCCAAACACTGAAAGGGCAGGTAGGCAACTATCTGCCCTTTTTTATAAGGATTGTAAGGATTGAAAAATGAAACAATTATTATATTTTTTAATCGGTGTGCTGATATCTGCATGTTTAATGTCACCTTTTGCACATGCAGATTGTGTGAATGTAGCTTCCGGGCTTAGTAGTTCTGATCAAATTGTCGGTCATGCAGAAACTCTGAGTGAGGCTTCGGCTATAGCACAGAGTAGTCGCGAGAGTGGGGCCGGATCTGATGCTATAGGTACATGTTCATCTGGTGATCCTGGTTGGTGGGATACTTCTTATCAGAATATAATAATTAATGGTGCATCGTTAGTTTGTCTTCGCAATAAATATGGTTGTTGGAATGTGTCAGGTGTCCCCGTGCTATGGGGTCCATGGTATTGTGCCTCTTATGGCACTCAGACCGCTTGTATAATTGGTGATTCAGATGGCGACGGCATACCGGACGAAAACGATTTTTATCCGGACGATGAACAACCTTATTTAATTCGCAAAATCGGGCAATATAAATGTGCTGGCTCTGATATAATTTGTGCCGAGTTATGGGAAACTTCCAGGGGTGATAAATATGTAACTGGCGATATTTTTGAGGTTGACGTTGATCCTTTAGAAAAAGTTTATGATTCTGGTTGGCAAACTCCCGGAGATAAACCCATATCTGATGATGATTTCCCCCAAATTGGTGAACCTGATGTTATACCCACTCAGCCTGATCCTGTTGTTGCTGATCCGGAGATGCCAACAGGTACCCCTTCCCAGGATACAGACACAGAAGCAGAAAAAACCACCAAAACCGTTGATAATACATCTAAAACCGTGGATGGCCTTGGGAAAATAGCTGGTTATGGGAAATCTTTAGATGAACAGGTAAAAAAAATGCGGGCCGCTGTAGCCAATACTAATCGCAACGTTGGTGATATTGAAGATTTTTTGAAAGCTACAAAAAAAGAATATAAAGAAGAGGCTAATCAAGGAAAAACAGATTTTGAAAATATGGACATTGATTCGCTGCTTGGCGATGATATCAACGGTGAACTCGTTGAAGGTGAAGACGGCGACTACCAGGACCATGGCAAACTCATAGAGGAAACCTGGGTCCAAGAATTAATAAGCAGCAATCCAATTACAACGGTCCTTACGAACAGCGGCTTTGAATATTCAAGCGGGTCCCCAACGGCAACCTTGAATTTAGGTGAATTAGGTACCCATATTCTGGACATCAGTGATTTAGAAGCCGGATTTATAGCCTTTGGAAATCTTTTAGTCTCCTTCACCACTTTAATCGGATTGGTCCATGTGATCACCGGAAAGGGGTTCTAATGCCTGTTTTCGATCTATCAAGAATAATTGGGCTAATAAAAAGTATATTGATCACAATTTTTGTCTGGAAAGCCTTTAAAGCACTCATGCTTGGTTTGACAACGGTGTTGGTTCCCTGGGCGCTTTATAAGAGTTTCAATACTGTCGGCGAAAAGGTTCTGGAATTTGTTAATGTTTATTTTGACGGAAGTGCCTATCAGAGCACGGTTGTTGAATTTACCGATTTGGCTGCCTGGATTGCCCAAAGACTTCAATTGCAAACCTGTTTTCAAATCCTTTCGACCTTTATTGTGATGCGTTTTGTTCTCGGTTTTTTACATAAAGGCTAAGCCATGGTGATGAAACTAAATACCGGCGTTCCCGGAGCCGGTAAAACTTACCTGATGGTCAAATCCTTCATTGATCTGTTTTGCACCTGGGACAAAGAGACTGAACGGTTTGTTCTGAAGGATGAACATAAAGACAAGGTTCTCATTTCCAATATATAAGGCCTGACCCTCCAACACTATGACATAGAAACTTTGATGAATGAGCGTTGCCAGCAGTTGGCCAAAGCGGCATTCATTAAAAATATTGGCGGCAATGACATCGATATGGATTCCATGCAGGATGTCATTGACGAATTTTATTATAAATTCCTGGATGAAAAAGTCCGCTGGTTTTTTTCCTATGATTATCAAAAACAGCTTTTGGATAAATTTGGTCCGGTTATTTATCTGATTGAAGAATCGCAAAGGTATTTTGATTCCAAAGAGCTGGGCCGGGCTAATTGGGTCCGCGATGTTCTTTTTTTCTTTGAAAAGCATCGGCATTTTGGTTTTTCAATTTTTTGCGACACCCAACACAGCACAAAACTGCATCGGGGCATTGTTGCCCTTTTTGAGACCGAAACCCGTGCCAAACCAAGGACCTTAAGCGTATTTGGTGAATTCAAATATAACGAATATTCCGACGACACCAAAACAAATCAAATTCCCATTGTCGTAAAACCCGATGCCCGCATTTATAAAACCTATAAATCCATGAGTCATAAAGAAGACGTTAAAACAAAAAAACCTGTTTTTCGATTGTTTTTATTTATCGTGGGCATGGGGGTTATATCTATATTCCTTTTTGATTATGCCAAAAGTCATTTAGGCGGCGGGGCTGCTCACTCCGAAAATTCAAGTTCTAATCCAGGTTCAAAAATCCCTAAACCCAAAGAGATAGAAAAAGAATGGCGGTCTGTATCTTATTGGATGGATGGATACGGGCATGTGACTGTTATGCATCCATTGACCAATGCCTTTGTGCCTTTAAATGAATTTGACATGAAAGTCAAAGTTTCCGGCAATGATCTGTATTGCCTTTGTCCCGTAGAAACAGGGGGAGAAGATGAACCCAAGAGAATTGAAAGACCACCTTTATCAACAGGTAAAGAGAAACGGCAAAAGCAGCATAACAAAACTTGAGTATGAATACATGACCGGAAAAATTGATTTTAATACCTATCTGAATCGTTGTTATGCGGATTATGCCAAAGGCTATTTGTCAAAAAATAAAAAATAATAAGTTTTTTCTCCTGGCCGGAGCACCGGAGCGCACGCGGCTCGCCCCCGAGCGGTGCACCGGAGCGGACGGCCAGGAGCATTATTTTTGAGGATGATTATATGAACAATTGTACATATAATAACGTAGGCGCAGCCGGAGTTATGGCACCCGCTTGTATAAGTGCCATATCTGGGAACGCTATTATTCCCAATGGTCTTCGCCCCGCCTTCCTGGGTGAGGATATTTTTGTACATAAAAATTATGTCGAATTAAGGCCGTTTTATCCGCACATGGAGACATCAAAAAATTCACAATGTCCTCAAATCAAATCATTTGATGAAAAAAGCCGGAAGGAAGTCAATGCGAAATACGATCTGCATTATGAATATAGGGAAAATCGTTATGATTTTGATAAATTTCCGGAAAATGGAACGGATTTGGAAAAAGCCCAATATTTGGCAATGATCAGCTCAGAGTCCCGCATATATGCACAAAAGGATATTGTTAACAAAACGGACCATGAAACCCGTGGGATAATTACGAATGTATCGAAAAAATCAGCCACCAGGCTGAAAAAATTTCTGGCAAGCGTGTTGGATTTAGGGCTTTGGATCGATTTTACCTTTCCGGATGACGTTATGATTGGAAAAACCCTTGCAGAAAGACGGGATTTTGCAAACGAATGCTTACAGAAATTAAAACGCTATCTTCATTCGATCGGCCTTAAAGAAATTTGGAAAAAAGAGTTCACGGACCGGAAGTCCGGAAAATTAAAAGGCTTTTATTTGCCGCATTACCATATTGCACTGACCGGCCTGTCACAACAACAAGCCCAATACTGGCAACTGACATGTATCAAGATTTTAACCAAGTGGGTTGATATTATTGGCACCGATGATGATAACGCCCTGGTTGTCGCATGCCACAGAAGATCATTCCGGCAAATTCACCATTCCCGGCAGGCCATATCCTATATTGGAAAATATTTTGGAAAGACAAATGAAGTTGAGGACGAAAACGGCGAAGTGATATCCATAGGCCGCGCCTGGGGGTATGCCAAAGTCCTTAAAAGTGAGATTCCTCCACCCTGCCATTTATTTTTAAATAAAGATCAATCTATTCAGTTTCGCCGGTTTCTAAAAAAATACAAACAATTGAAATCAAATAAAAAATTCATTGGTGTTTATGAACAGATTGTTAACGGATATTCAACTTTTTTATTTGCTGATCAAGATACGCTGATTCGATTTTTGGATTCGATCGGTGTGGATTGCAGCCAGGTTAACGGGGTTCCGTTTTAAGCCCTGGGCAAGTCCATTGCTGCACAGAATGTGCTTAGTGGGGATTATATTGAAAGGAAACGACATGATACCGAAAGAATCTTTTTTAAAATTATTTTCATTTTTTTTAATTATGTTTCATTTTCTGATGTCTCCTTGCCTGGCAGGTTCGAATGATCAGGGATTATATTCGTTTTCATTTAAATCAACACCATTAGAGGAGGTTATTTTCACAATTTCTGATATTACGGGAGCCAGCTTTATTTTCAGTGATTCCATAAACTCGTACTCGTCTATCAATTGGGTTCAGCGAGGGATTCTAAAACAAAACCTTTTAAATACTTTATTTGCCATCCTTTCCGGTACCGGTCTTTATGTGGATGATCTTGGCAATGGGTTGTATGTTATCCGCAACACCGAAACGATAAACACCTTTGCGAAAGGCATTGGTATTTATCCTGTTGGTTCTTCTGATTCTCAACAAGTCGCACAATCTTTGATTTCGCTCTACGGTGAATCCGCTGGTATTTCGTTCTTTCAAGATAATGTGATTGTTACCGGAACTTCTGATTTTTTGAAAAACTGCCATTCTATCATTAAAAAAATTACGTTCAAAGAATCTCAAATTGAATCCTATGTTTTGAAAAATATTCCGGTAAAAATGGCTATTCAAAGTCTTACTGATACTAAAATGATTGATTTAGGGTCTTTTTATCCGGATTACTGGCAACGGGCAATTGTCATTCGTGGTTCCACTGACGTTCGTAATACTGTGAAAGAAATTTTAAAAACCATAGATAAACCTATTTTGGACAGTATTGACCGGCTTGAATATTTTTACACAGTAAAAGGCGAAGCATTGAAAACCCTGCTGGAATCCGCAGTTCCGGATTTGACAGTCAATGTCATTGGTACAGATAAAATTTTGTTGACAGGGCTTACTCCCCAGGTAGAAAAAGCATCCTGCCTGATCCATGAAATTGATGGAACTGCCTATCAAGTAAAAGTTGAAGCTGTGATTGCCTACCTTACGGACAGCCAATATGATGAACTTGGAGTCAAATTATCAACCACCAGCACGAATTTAATTTTTGAACTCAATGATATCTTACCTGCCACCCTTTTAACCCAAAATTCAGGTGTTCTGCTTAAGTGGTTTAATAATTCTTTCGGGTTAACTGCATGTGCCCAAAAAGGCAATTCAAAAGGTAGAATAATCCAAAGCCCGGTTTTAACCGTCGCCTCTGGTCAAGATGGAATTATCACTGTGGGTCAAAATGTTCCCATCATCACAAAGGCCAATATCGATAAAAACGATGGGGAAACTACCGGAACGGACATTAGCCGCCAAGACGTTGGCGTCACTTTTCAGATTACCCCTAAAGTAGAATCAAACGGGCAATTCGTCAGATTAAAAGTTGTTCAGGAAGTATCATCCGTGTCCAGCGAAAGTCAGGTACAGCAGAATGCCGTGGATATTGTCACAGATCAACAGCGCATTGAATCTACAATTTTGGTTGCCAACGGTGGTGTTATTTTCCTTGGTGGTAATCAAACCGAGGAAACAGCATCAGCAAAAACATATATTCCTATTTTGGGACATCTTCTGGGATGGATTCCCGGGTTTGGTCAAATTTTTACATATGAATCAGAAACCCATGAAAATTTCCATCTTATTGTATCCTTGAGGGTTACGGTTTTAGATAGAAATGCTTAGTACATCGCAACCGGTTTGGATAAAAACAGCAGACGGCAAACGCCATTCCCCAACATGAGGATCATATTGAAGAATTTTAAGCCCATGAAAATTTTAGTTGCCTGTGAATACTCCGGACGGGTCCGTGATGCGTTTTTGAAACGGGGCCACGACGCCATGTCCTGTGATCTGCTTCCGACAGAATCCCCAGGGCCACATTACCAGGGAGATGTCTTTGACGTAATCAATGACGGTTGGGATATGATGATCGCTCACCCGCCATGTACATACCTTACTGTGTCCGGCAACAGGTCTTTTTTAAATAATCCGGAAAGATGGAAACAACGCCTGGACGCAATGTTTTTTGTCCACGCCCTGCTTAATGCCGATATCGAAAAAATCTGCATTGAGAACCCCCAGGGCGTTATCTCCACCTATATTCGCCAGCCGGATCAATATATCCAGCCCTATGAATTCGGACATCCGGAATCTAAAAAAACCGGTCTTTGGTTAAAAAATCTGCCTTTGCTGATTCCGTCAAAAACAGTGAAACCGATCTGGATCAAAACAGCAGACGGCAAACGCCATTCCCCGACACATGCCCGAATTAAGGATGCCAAAATCAGGAGCCTGACCTACCATGGGATTGCTGACGCCATGGCAGATCAATGGGGCAGTGCCGGGAAATATTTTGCCCCGGTTGTTCCTGGGTTCCAACCGATTCAGCAAGAACTTTTTGCATAATAAGAATTCATGCCGTCCAGTAGCCAAGTACGCCGGCCGTGCATTGACAGAACAAACAGTTGATTATGGAGGTCTCATCATGGGAGGTCGAGGGGGAAATGTACAAAAAAACAATGATAACGCTGACAGGTGGGATTGGCTTAAGGATGTAGAAGACTACCGCCTGAAAAATTACATCAAAAGATCAATGTATTTGGAAGGCAAAAAAGATCCTTCGGGCCGGTCAATTCATGACGTTGCATACTGGGCAGAAAAGGAGCTTGAAAGGCGTAAAAAATGAGACAGAACGGTATTCCTTCGGTATTCCAAAAAAGATGGCCCATTGAAACACGCCTTAAGTATGCAGATTTGGACAAGAATCTTTCCTGGTCCCCCTGGGGCGTTTTTAATTCGGAAAATATTCACTGTTACACTGAGGACTACCGTTTTGAGGGATGTTGGCGCAATCCTGAATTATCGCTTAAAAGGGTTTTGGATTTAAATTTTGTCATCGCTCCCGATTTTTCTGTTTATCCGTCGGCTCCGGCCCTGGTTAACCGGTGGCAACTATATCGTTCCCTGGCTGTCTTCTCTTACTGGCAAAACATGGGGGTCCGGGTGATTCCATCAATAAATTGGGTTTCTGCGGATCAAATCAAACAGGATCAGGATTTATACCCTGATTTCTCAATAATCGCGGTTCGGTGCCCAGGTAACGGATACTATGAAGAATGGGTAGATGGGATTGAAAATCTTAATAAAATTATCAAACCCAAGATAATTCTTCATTTCGGAACAAAATTGGGTCTTGAAGTCTGGAAAAATTCACAAGTTTTTCAATTCAAATTGAGGGGTAAAAATGGCTATGAAAATTGA